CCCGGCATGAGAGGCGAATCATCGCCTTTAATGCGAAGACCCCTAGCTTTGAGGCCAGCAGGGAGGTTCGATAGAGTGCCAGCGTCAATAAGCTGGCGAAGAATAGAAGTGGCGCTCTTAGCAAGACCGCCAATAAGATGAATAAGACCCGTTCCGTAGAACCCGAGGCCCGGTAAGTAGCGATAATGTACGAAGTGTTGTCTCTTACGCTTTTTAGGATCTCCCTCATACCAGTTCCTCCTTACCGAAAGAACGATCTTGGACGACTTGTCTAGGGTGACGACATACGGACGGGCTATGCCGTCTGGGTCGTCGAAGGGTTCCGGCATGTTCAGATCGACATGGAACTCAAGAACAGTGTGCCGGTCATCATCTTCGATGACGGCTGTCTCTCCTTCGATCTCGTCATACTTCTCCTGAATGTCTGAGTAATCCGGCTCGGGATCAGGAAGCTCGACATCACGGTAAAAGCCGTTGACCTGTAGCTCGACAATCTCGTTGGCGTTCTTCTTCATCACATGCGTATAGCGTGGGCATGTGGCGAGATCAGATGCGCCGTATGACACGACAAAGTCTTCAGCAGGCACGAACATGGCAGAGGGGCGTTCCATCAGCGGATCGTAGTAGACCTTCTTGAACGCAGAACCGGCCAGAGGAAGACGGAAGAGCATCTGCTCTGTCTCGTCCCTGTATTCAGTCATCTTCTCTGTCAGGAGATAGTTCATCTCCTCTTCGACGCGCTGGGCCTGTTCCTGCTTTTCTGCATCCTTGCGTCCGACAATCTTGGTGCGGACGGGGCCTGATGCCGGAAACAACTCCCCCATGGCTTGTGCTTGGAAGCGGACGACTGCCTCTGTGAGAAGTGGGTGGAACACGCCAGCAGCACCCTGCCAAGGCTGAGTGCGCTCTTCGATCTTCATTCCAAGGAGATCAAGGCCGCGAGTATAGCTCCTTGCCCAATCACGACGGGATTGCTTGTCGCTTTCAAAATCTGTGACAAGTTCTGATGCCAAGGATTCAAGATCCGCATCTTCAAGATATTCGGCAAGGTTGGCGTCATGCTCTGGACCCATGATCTGCTCGACCATCTCTCCAGAAAAATCAATGACCATGGATTCATCGTCTCCAGAGATAGAGACCGCGTCTGGATTTATGACCTCAACCTCTACGGCCTCAGTCCCTTCCATCTCTACATCCGATGGTGTCATCTGCTTTTCGACTGCCATTCTAGATCCCCTCAGTAATATTCAACCGGCCTTCTGTAGATTGGCTCATCATCCCACTCATCCATTGAGCTTCTGATCCAACCGCCTTGACGGAACCGCAGAAGAGCCTGTGTTGTGGAGTCTACCAAGTCGTCATTGTCACCAGCGGGGAAGGCTGCACATTCTTCGACAACCTCTTCGGCCCACCTTGTAGCTGGACACCACACAATACCAGATGCGAACAGGTCACTCACGGCATTGACACGGGCTATCTTATCCTGACCCCTCGACGGTGTAAACTCTGTCACCGGAATCCCCATGGCGCGAAGCTCAAAGATGAGGGGAGATCCAGCGGCCTTTGCTTCCACGATCATCTGATCAGGCTCGTACTCCCAGTATTTTTCGTATGCAGCGCGTTTGAGATCAGGGAACTCCAGCTTCTCCTTGTAAGCATCAAGCAGGATCAGATTGGGTATCGACTCACCGTTTTCATTCGGATGGTGAAACACCCCCCATGTAGTGCAGGCAGAGTAGTCGGCGCGTTGCGTTTTGAGGAAAGCGGTGTCCCAACTCTGGATAATCGCATCGCAGTGGGGCGGGTTCTCGTATTCCCACTCCTGCCACCACTCGCGCTTGATGAGTGCGCCCTCTTCGGATGTGGGGTCTTGCTGATACTGGGCTGACCATTTGGAGACAGGCAGTTCTGCTTTGAGACTATCAAGCTGATCGATAGGCCAGAACTCCGGCCACAGCGGATCACCGGACGGCATCACGGCAGGAAGCTCAATCACTTCCCATTCATCAGCGCCCTCTCTCTGGGTGGCGGATTTGATGATCTGGCCCGTGAGATCCCGTGTTGACCACCGTGTCATCACGACAATGATGGCTCCCCCCGGCTGTAAACGCTGACGAGGTCCAGACGTATACCACTCGTAGACCTTGTCATAGACCTCTGGGTTGTATGCACCCACCGCAGCGTCCTGCTCTGAGTGCGGATCATCGATAATCAGGACATCAGCACCCTTACCAGTGACGGCACCGCCAACACCAATGGCGAAATAGTCACCCTTTTTGTTCGTATTCCAGCGTCCAGCCGCTTTTGAGTCGCTTGAAAGCTCTATACCGGGGAAAACCTCTTGGAAATCCTCTTGATTGATCAGATTACGCACCTTACGACCGAATCCAACAGCCAGTTCGGCGGTATGAGCGGTCTGAATCACCTTTTTTTCGGGATATCTGCCAAGATACCACGCCGGAAACAGGTATGAAGCGAACTCCGACTTGGTATGACGGGGCGGCATGTTGATGATGAGGCGCTTTAGCTCTCCATTCGCCACCCTCTCAAAGGCATCGGCCATCACCTTGTGGTGTCGGCCACTGATGAAGGCTGGCCACATACGATTTACGAAAGTGAGGAAGTCTGTGCGGGACTCTTCCTTGCCCTTTACCTCTTCAAGCTCGGACAAGAGCGCCAGAATCTCTTGTTTCTGGTCTGGGGGCAGCTTTTGCAGCTTGTTTTTAAGCCCTGCTATCTGGTTCATGTGCGATTTATATTCCTTGGCATCTCAAAAGGCACAAAATCAAACTCACTGCACTTTGCTGTCCAATAAAGAACTCCCCCCTTTTCTACTCTGTCCCTGATTTCAGGTATGACCATCTCTATTGGTGGGCATTCTTTAACAACATATATGCTTCCCTCAAAATCACCCCCTGCTCCGATGAATCCTATGAGGAGAAGATACAGGGTCAACACGAGTTCCTAGATGTTGACGGCGAGGAGGGAGGAGGAACTGCCCATCCCCGCCGGAGACATCGGGAGAACGAATGCCTCGGCAAAACTATATAGTACATAGTATATAATATATATATAATACATAAGCTCTATATCGTTCATGTACTATAAGCCTCATCCTTCAAGTAGAGATCCTCTCTACGCTCATCGATGCATCTAGGCACACAAAGCCCGCAACACTTGCACCGTCCCTCGGAATCAGTCCTTAGATGCGTCTCACAGCGTGGGCATAGGCCCATACTCTCCAAACGATCCATCCTTCCGTCATCATCATAGATAATCACCCGTATCTCCTGATAGTGAGAAGTATATGGGGGTATATGATTCCTACCCTCTTTGCCCGATTTGTACCCCCGTACAAAAACAACAGCACATCGGCACAAAAAAACATAGGGGGAGGGGTATTATTTTTGGGGGATATTTGGATGTGTGGAACATCATGTATATACGACGGCCATACGGCGGCGCAAATGGGGTGGGCGGGGGCGGGTGGGGTCTCGCCGACTGCAAAAAAACACCCCGTAACCCCTTGTTATGACAGTAATTTTGGGTTTGGCCCTAATCGGCCATGAAACGCGCCAGCTTCTGCTGTAGCTCCGCCTCAATGTCGTGGGCAGTGCGGTCAGCCTTTTCGGTGGTGACGACATGGTCCTCAAACAAGCCGCATGATCTGCCAAGCTGCGTCAGTGCCGCGACCCGCGAGGTATCGCTTCCGACTGTCGCCTCATGCTTGAGCTTGTCTGTGACCCATATGCGGAGCTTCTCATCGTCTGTCCGCTTTCGTGCGGCGTGTTCTTCACTTAGCGCCTTGATCCTTAGTGCGACCTTAGCGTTCTGTGTCGCCAGCTTACTGGCGTTAGTCCAGACAGCACTGGGCTTTGTTGTCTCGCTCACATTGTATGCCGCACGGTAGGCGTCGGTTAGCCGCTCACCTGATGCGACTAGCTGGGCGAAGTGTTCTTGCTTGCTAGTGAGCTTGTCCTTGCCTGTATCCCCCACAAGGGTAAGGGCTGGTCTATCTGTATCCATTGTGAAGTGCCTCCGCTGGTTTGCGCTACGCTTGGGCCGGCGTTGCCGGCGTGATTTGTCCTATCGTACAAAATTTTTTTTGGCATGGGTCAATAATTTGGGGTTCTAAATCGTTTACTATTACAGGGAATGAAGAAAATAGAGAACATAGGGGTTGTTTGGGAAACAAGCCTGTGTATAATGACCCCTGTCGGGAACGGCGGGTCACCCGCTGCCCTGCCCACAACAAAGGAGACGCACCGCTAAAGATCAAAGTCAGGGGAGACAACCCCAAGGGCTAGCACCCCACCACAAACACCGGACAGTTCGCGCTCACCGCTTTGATAGCTGGCTTTGCCCCATGCGCTACTCGCGAACCTAGACTGAGACGTAAGTGCCTCGCGCAGCCCACTGGGTTCGTAACCTGACGGTTCAGATCAGGCCATGACAAAAACCAACGCGAGGGCGGCACCGTCGCCCCGCGATTATTCATTTGCTCATTTACCAACCAACCCAAACCAAGGAGATACACATGAGCAACAAAAACACATTCGTCGCCAATTCCGCACGCATCGAACAGATCGGCCTGAACCAGAACCGCATTGACGACCTGAAGGATGACGCGAAAGGGATCACCGCAGAGAGCCAAGGGCTGAAGCTCGACACATATTGCCACCTGATCGCTGGCATTGCACCGGCCAAGCTCACCTCAAAATCAAATCTCAACACCAAGGATCGGGTCACATTGAAAGGCGACCTGATGGACAAGGGCAATCAGACTGACAGCATGGCAGACAAGCTGATCAAGAATGCAGTCGGTGCGCGAAACGTCTTTGGCATCGGTGGCGACAACTGGACGCCAGCCGCCGTCAAAGAGATATTCGACGCAAAGGAAATCACATCTGAGGCCAAGCTGATCAAAGCTGTCTCCGGTGACGATCAAAAAAGCCCCATCGATCAACTGGCCGCAAAGATTGTGGGCCGCCGCTCGACCAAGAAGAACGACAAGGGTGAGAGGGTCGCTGGCGACAAGTGGATCGGCGGCATGCTCGACAAATACGCAGAGGCAACCGGCACCGATTTGGACGAGGTTCTCGCAGAGCTTTACGCCAAGGTCGCTGACGATCTGCGTGAGCGCAGGGGCATGGAAGCCAGCGCACAAGAGGCCGGTGATCAGACGGCGCAAGACAACGCTGACGTAAACGAGATGCTCGAAAAGCTCTAGCATCCACCCCAACCATGGTGGGGGCCGACCGGCCCCTGCCCATTTGTTTGACAATTTGTCACCACTAACCAATGGAGATTGCACCAATGAAGATCATGATCGAAGTCAAGAATAATTACGGCAGACCGGTGGCCTATCCTGTCTGCCCCGCCGCTCACAATTTTGCGGCCATTGCCAAGACTGAGACCCTGACCGCCGACACGCTGAAGCTGATCGGCCTTCTGGGTTATGAGGTCGAGGTTGTCCAGCCTGATCTGTCTGATCTGCTTGGCGTCTAAACATTGCAGGGGCTTCACGGCCCCTGCCCATTTCTTAATTTGTACCATCGTACAAATGGCGGCAACCAACAGCCGCAAAACAGCCAGCAAATGGAGATGCACCAAATGGCTACATTACAGCAAGCAATGACTATCGTTCATCAGTCGATGACTTCACAGGTTCAGTTCGCGCATGACCGTGACGCAAAGCGCGTCGTCGTGATGCTGCAAGCCGACCCCGGCACCGGCAAGACAAGCTGCCTTCAGCAAGGTGCTGAAGAGACCGGCGCACGTTCATCCATCCTGTCCATCGCCCAGTATGACCCCGGCGAGTTTCCCGGCTGGACGGTATCGCAGGGCGACGGCATGGTTCGCCTGCGTCCTGATTGGATGCCGGTGAACACGCCAGAAGAGCAGGCACGCGCAGAGGCTGGCGAGGTCGTCGGC